ATATTGTTGTCAATATTTTTCTCAAGATTAGATTTATTGACAATTATATTGTTGTCAATATTTTTCTCAAGATTTATTGACAATTATATTGTTGTCAATATTTTTCTCAAGATTTATTGACAATTATATTGTTGTCAATATTTTTCTCAAGATTTATTGTTGTCAATATTTTTCTCAAGATTTATTGTTGTCAATATTTTTCTCAAGATTTATTGTTGTCAATATTTTTCTCAAGATTTATTGACAATTATATTGTTGTCTCAATTAAATAATCTACATAATAAAAATGACATCATACTCTGATCAATGGCATACTAATAAGATCGTAAACCCCAGAACAGGGCGAACTATTAAAGTTGGCAGTCCTCTTTATAAAAAACTGGAGCGAGAATACGCCAAAGGCGTATCCCACGATAATCTACCTCAATCGACGAGAATTTGCGATGAATGGCATGTTAATAAGACTACAAATCCCAGAACAGGGCGAACTATTAAAGTTGGCAGTCCTCTTTATAAAAAACTGGAGCGAGAGTGCGACACCATAGTGCGCAAAGCGCACACATCTATTTGCGATGAATGGCGTATTAATAAGACCATAAACCCCAGAACAGGACGAACCATTAAAGTCAAAAGTCCTCTTTACAACAAATTAGAACGAGAGTGTGAATCCAGTAAAGACATCTGCGAACGATGGCTTCGCAACAAATTCATCGATCCTAGAACCGGGAGAAAAATAAATAAAATCACTTACCAAAAATTGGATCGCGAATGCACTCCCAGAGCAGAATGCAACAATATCACTATTACAAAAAAACCCGAATCTATTATACACGCAACATTAGATGACGATTTCATATCTTCTAATAAGAAACGTATAAAAACAAATAAACATCTAGATACTCTCAATTTAAACACTTTTAACGATCAAATTAGCAATAACAAGTATAAATTGTATGGCCATGTTTTTATCAAAGGGGATAAAGAAGCATTGAGAAGTCTAAACAATTTGATTAAGTTTATACCTAATTTTGTATACGTCTTTTCTAACAATTCATACGAACCCTTTGTAACAAATATCCCATTTCATGTCGATATGATTTTCGACCTAATCCTCATTCAGTGTCTGCTGAACAGCTTAGAATTCAATAACATAAACGTTTCAAATCCCAAACTATGCTTTCTCAGAACTCAATACGATCAGACAATGTGCAACGTTTATCATATTAACGGCCGCAAATACTACAGATCGTTCGATTTTCCATTCGTTCTGGCGATACACCCTGAATCGTTTGTAATAGATAACTATATAAAAAATGATTTCATCCGCACAATTGATATATTCAGATCTTATAGCAATGATCAATTTGAATCTCATAATATTGAATTTATTAGATATTGGAGGGCTGATCGAAAGTTGTATTTGACTCATTCACTCGTTTCTTCTTTTTTGAAAAGATACGAGACAGACAATGATTTGACGATCGCTGATGAGTTTTTCGTTCCAACTAAAATTGACCAGCGAAAAATACTATTCAATATTAAACGACGGTCCAAAGACAATTTTATAAACATAAAACCAACAGAAATAACAACATTTAACAAAAACTTATTAAGACGTTTAAATATTAACCATCCGTTACCTTTCTCTTTCCTATTAAACGGAAACATTGATCCTGAAGATATAGATTTGTCACCTGAAACTGTATCGGGGCCATATATAGTTTCGTACAATCAAGCAAAGAAATTCAAAAAAACAAATTACCTAACATTTATTGATATATCAGCTCCCATCGATCCTTATTTTTTCCATATGTTCCAAGAGTTAGAGGAAGTCAACTTCATATCGTGTAATATTCAGAATTTAGACAAATTTGTAATCCCTTCATCAGGAGTTATTCGTTTTGAAAACGGAGAGATCGATAACATATTAAGCAAAATGTATTTCCACTCAATTCACATGAACACAACAATTATTATCGAAAAACCCAGAGGAATCATAGATCTACAGATGTTTGAAGAGTTCTATCGAAGAAACCATGCCTTCAAATTCAGCGAAATTCATATCATGATCAGAGAGTTTGAAACCGTCAACTTTCCGGATTCATTTGCATTTCTTCAAAACGATGTTTCATTCACATTTTGGAACTGCAACATAACAACCTTTCACGAATCTCTATTCACTTCTTCACACCTAACTCTCAACTTTGCGGGTTGCCCGTTGTCGATCAACGCTATCAGATCGTTGATCGACAACATCGACCGTGTACCTATCGATCGCAGACCCAGAATCGAATACGATATAGTCGATCATGAATACAATGATGATCAAATCCCGCTCGATGAAGTAATACCATTAATATTTAAACGAATTGATCGTCCGTTGCTCGACCCAAGCATATTCAAACGCATAAAATGCGATAGTTACATCCATCCGTGGCTAAATAGGATATATAAAGAAAACACCAAGATTGTAGAAGAACTTCTTCCTCATATTATAGACATGGTTATTGAAATGACCAACAACGAAGAATTCATGGATGAAGCATGCAATATCATTCAAGATGCTACAGCCACCTGTGGCGATCGAATGATTCTTTCCATCTTGTATGTGAGTATGCAGTATAAAATGCACTTAATTGCAAATCATCTTGACCGAATAGAAGATATATTTCGTTTTCTGATAAGAGGGCCATACATAATGGACGAGTTAGAAAAGATAGCTAGGGATAAAATAAAATCAATGTTTGCGGTTGATGAAGTAGAAGTATATTTAGCATATCCAATTAAACTGAGAGATGTTTTTAACATTCCAATTGAGACAAAAGATATGTTATACTATACGTGTTCATCGGTCAATGAGATAGATTTGAAAAAAGCGCAAGACATAATAAATAAAAAATTGAAAGATAAAGATTATATAATTGAGTTTTTAATACGTCAGCCATTGTGGAACAAAGTAGTTGATAGTGTAAATCCTGATATATTCGACGATCCGATTACTTTAACAGATCAATTATTAGAAGAAACGCGGAAAATCATTACATCTAGAAATTTGATTTCAGAAGATTAATATCCCACCCACATTTGCGCTGCAACTGAATCTCATCATCAAGGTGCGAAAAAATTAAAATACGAAGAATTAAAAATGATTCGAGAAGACTTTTGTGGAATGTGTATGGCTGTGCCTATAGCACTTGCGGGTGCGGGTATGGCGGGACTTGCGTCAAAAAGCGATTATCAAAATCAAAAGTATATAATGATTACTGTTGGAATGGCGGTTCTGATTATTAGCTTTATACTATTATACAAATTCAAAGACTGTCAAGAATGTATTTCGATTTAACGAGATAGGATTTGATTAAAAAATGTTATTATTATTGATGTATCTGGGGTTTTCATTTATTAATTTATTAGCTATAAAAAATATATACTGGCCCGCTTTACAGATTCATATTGACGGATTATCAGCCGTCAATAACATAATCGATAGCTGGAAAGTTGTATTTGTGACTTATTGTTGTTTACTCATTGTACGAATAAAACAATGGTGGTTCACTACAGCAATTCGATTAGATAATGGAAATTTTTTATTAACGCATGTTTTAAACGGCGATTTAGTAAAAATTATAGTGAAACCAAACATTATAAAAATCACAGCCGTCACAGACCAAGAATACAATGAATGTTATCTAGACGAGGCAATACCATTTCTCAGATTTGAGAAACACGAATTCTGTCCTGAGTTTTTGAATATAAACAAACCACTACTTCTTCACTTAGAAGGAGAATTGATTCCGATCACTGTAACCCCGATTTCACGAAAAGATGAATGATTATTTCATTTCATGTTTCTTTAGGCAATTTGAAATATTTTATAACCGTTGGTTGGTTATAAAACTCTGTTCAATGAATTCATGTGCCATTATGGCCAGAACACGATGTTATTAATTTTGTTTATATTGTTTATAACGTAATTTTCGCGAACTCTAGGCTTAACGTATATATCATGTGCATCAGCTGTCAAGCATATTGCAAAGCAGAAGAAACTGCTGTCAGTCAAAATTATCTTTGAAGCTTTTTCGATTATTGTCTTATAATAAATCAATGGTTGATTTATCAATTTCTGTGCTACATCAAAAAATTTATTGTCTTTTTGATATACATTTTCACATGGGTTTACAACCAATATATCATTGCGACTAAAATCGAAATGCATTTCGGCATCCTCAAGGTCAAAAATTTTTCCAGTTGACGCGTTGTAATGAACAAATATACACTGCTCCTTGTTTAAATATTTGACATATAGATCGTCATCGGGTGATAATTGATCAATATGATAATAATCCCAAAATACAGACCTGTCAATTTTCATGGTATCATAAAAATTAAACGGTAAATCATTGTAATGCTTATTCGGATATTCAATATGATGACCACACATATAAACATCGTAACCATCTGTTATCTGATCAAACTTTTTTTTATCAAATCCAAAATTTAAAACACTAATTTCACTGTCATACTGTACTGGATAAAAGTCTATACTTTTATCATCTCTATACATTAGTTCAAGATTCTGTTTATATAACTGTTTACACACTACTTTTACATTATCGTACTTAGTAGCCAGATATCTCACCAATCCGTTCATGCAAATACAGTCTCCGAGCCCCAAATGTGACAATACGAACGCTCTCTTTACCTTATATCCTTTTTGTTCCTTAATCTTAGAATCGCACAAAATATTAATTTTATTTTTCACTCGATAACGATCGTCATTTTCATCAGTGATTTCCTCGAATAGCTTGGCCGCCGCGCTGGGAGCGTAGCTCCCCGCTGAGCGTAGCTCAGTGCGCGCGGTATCCCATGTTGAATGTTTTCTAAACATTACTAATTTACTCCAAATACTTTCGTTTATTTTGCATAAAATCTTATACTGAAAAGCATATTTATCTTTATGTTCACTCAACATATTTTCAAGCAACACAAATTCTTTATTAATCTCCTTTTTTTTATCAACATCTTCAATTTTTGACAATTTTATTGACAATATTGACAACTTATCGAGGGCTTCGCCTATAGAAACTTCAACTGTTATACTAGACATTTTCTAACAAATTTGAATTTCTTAAATTGTTTATGGGTGCGGAAGTTGGCTGATGATGAATTTTTTAATATCGTCGTGTTTAACTGTATATGGAACTGTTATGAGCGTCACACCATTTTGTTTGCACAGTCGTTGTTTGATGTCGTCACGATACCGTAAATTGTAATATGCTTCTTTATTAGGGTGGAAGTATGGAATAAACTTGTAATGTTGTTCTCCGTTATATTCAACTGCGAGATTAAGTTCCTCATTGTAGCAATCTAGTTCTAATGTTTGTCCGCTAACATTGTTTTGTAGAAATGTAGGTCGGGTTTTTTTAAATGGTTTGCCGGTAATTGATTCGATGACGCGTCTACATTCAGTTTCGCCTTTGCTTTCAAAAGATTTTTTAGGAGTTGTATTTTTTTCTTCGTATTTCTTGCCGAATAGGCTCCATATGGTATCTGTGTGATCGACGTATGTGCCTTTAGAGCCAGAAAGAAAGTTTGAAATGAAAACCGAAATGAGTATGATAACAGACGTCCAGAATAGAATATTGAATACGTGCTTTTCGAATTCTTCTTTGAACCACATTTTTTATTATGTGAAAATGAAAACAATCGTTTATTTCTTTCTTAAATAAAAATGACTAGTGAAAATGATTTGATAAATTTTTTAAACACACGTCAACCAATAATTTTAAAAAAAGTAAACTTTTCTTCTAGTGGAGAAGAAGTCGAAAAGCTTGTGAAAACAATAGCACCACTTAATACAGATATTTCAATTATTTCAAATATTATTCCTTATACAATGAATGACGACGTTTTATTTGGTGATAATCCCACTGCGTCATCACCATTACCAGAATCATTTAGTTGGTCAATACCAACTAAAAACGATTCGAATGAAATTATAAATAAAAAAATAAATATACATCCCGTGTTTAATCAATATGGTTGTGGATCTTGTTGGGCTGTTACAATTGCAACAACGATGAGTGATTGTTTAGTAGTATCTGGAGTAGTAGATTGGTGTCCTATGATATCACCGACTTATATAATGATGATCACACCTTTCGCTCAATTTTTACAGAGACAATGTTTAGGTGGTAGTATTGCAAATGCTATTAAATATTTATCAGATAACCAAATAAAACTATCTGATAGTTCATGCGTAGACTATTCGTGGTGTGATAAAGTTTGGTGTTCGAATCCAAACTTTAATGATAATAGTAATACATTCAAAGTGGCGGATTATTATAACACAATGTTAAACAAAACAATACCTCCTATACACGGATGTTATTACGATACCCCTAAATGGGCGTTTAAATTAGACAAATTTATCAAATATATACCAATTGATTTTTCGATTGAACAAGTAAGAAATATTGTCAAAGGTCACATACTAACGTATGGACCGGTTATCGGATCGTTTGTAATATTAAAGCAGTTTATCGATGATGGATTCACAACGTTTAACGGAGGAGTTTATTTTGACAGAGCTGATTACGAAAATTACTATAAAACAGGAAAACTCGCATTCTCTCCCATTCAAAAAGATAATATAACACTTGAAGAAAACTTACAAGGCACGCATTCAGTGTCTATCGTTGGGTGGGGGGTCGCCAAAAACATACAATACGATAATGACAAATTTGGAGATGTCCCTTACTGGCTCGTTCGCAATTCATGGGGCGATGACTGGGGTGACGACGGATATTTCAAAATGGCGATGTATCCATTCAATCTAATGTCTCAGTTTGAACGGCCAACATTTATAAAATTCAAAAACAAATCATCGCCATCGGGTCCACTTGGAATGATTTTGTTAATAAAAGCCACTTCTAAACCAGAAATTCTTACATTTGGACCTTTAGGATCGATGTCTAATATTTATAGGTCATGCCCTAGTGATTATTATTCAGCAAATCCATATCAAATAAGAAATGCTCATAGAGGTATAGCGTACAAAAATATATTTAATTCCCAAAAACCTCAGTTTCCAATCACGTCTAGTTGTAAATTCGGTCCAAATCCACATATGTCAGATTCATTGTTCCCACCTTTTTATCCAAATATTTTTTAAGAAGATTTATATCTAAACTAGATATAGATAATTATTTTTTATTCTGTTTTGCTTGTTTTAATTGAATAATTTCTTGATCAAGCTTATTATTAAGCTGCATAAGTGTTTTAACGCGGTTATTTATAACCATTATTTCAGAATTTAATTTAGCATTCTTTTTACCAACCTCACCATTACGCATTACAAGATTATATCTTTCTTGTTCTAATTTTTTAATATTGCTGATCGATGACATTTTATATGTACCAGCACATATCTTTAAAAGATTTTTATTGAACCATTTACAAAGTAATTAATACCGCGCGCAATACGCCGCCGCGCTGGGAGCGTAGCTCAGTGCGCGCGGTATCCCAACATTCAACTCATGTACACTCTAATTACTTTTTCATTCATAGTGCTGCATATAGGACATTTATTGTTCAATTTTCGACTACACTCTAAACATGTCGCTAAATGACCGCAATCTACAAAAACAACTGCTTTTTTATTGATCATGCAGACTGAACACGTCATTTCTATCTCAATATTTTTCAAGACGTTGTCGTCTTTTTCAGCCCAGCTCCAAAAATCAGAAAAACAATCCTCAGCATTTGTATTGTAATACGATTCATTCAAACAACTAAACTTATTATCAATGCCCATTAACATATTGTTTTCAGGAATCGGAATCGTGGGATACGCCGCAATCGGAATTTGAATCGTCGCAATTATCGGAATGACCGGAATGACCGGAATCGCATAATGAAACGGAAGAGGGACATAATTTCGAAACATATTAGCTTTTAATACAATTATAATATCTTTATATAAAAATTAAGCCGCCATGCGTTATAAAACTTATTTACTCTCATATCAAAATGGATATACTAAAAAACAATGTAGTGATTTTTGCAGTTGTAGTTATAAGTGTGTTGACATTGATATGGGGTTTTCAAGGTGTTGATGGATATACGGATTTATCATCTCATTATGCGCGATTAGGGGATGGTTATAACAGTCAGTTATTTTCTCCGTGTGTATCAAAACGGTGTTCTGGTGGTCCTTATATGTATACTGATAATCCGTATTTACAGTCTGTATGTGCAACTGAATCCTCTGCCCAGTGTGCGTCATGTGGCAGAGGATTTAAACATGGACCGCCGGTGAAATTTGAGTATTCAAATTTAAGTAATGGAGCATGGGATAACGTGCTTTGTAATAAATCAACTGGAAGTTGTGGGTTGCCTCATACGACGTCTTTATGCGTTCTTTAGTCATCATCTTTGGGTTTAATAAATATTTTCATAGTGCCTATATTGCTTGTGCATTCTAAATAGAGTGGTTTATTTTGCTCGATGTATAAATTTACAGGATTGTTAATGAATGAGCTCACTTTGCTAATTCGATTGAATTGGTCAGAATAATAAGACTGATGTATTAATTGATTATCTACGTTTTCTGCTTGTTTGAATGTGAGAGTTTTCTTCGATACTCCAGTCTGAAGCGAAAATATAATTTTTCCGTTTTCTTTGGTTACTGTTACAACAGGAGATGTGAAGGATCTGCATATTTGGTTGAAGTAGGGGCTTATTATTTGAGTGGGCTGCGATATGTACTTTGGATGATTAATGGGTGTTATATTTTGAATATTTTCAATACTGACTTCTAAAGCCTGTAAGCCGTCGCCGTCGCTATTTTCTTTTTGAAAATCGAAAATGTGAGGTTTTGTGATTGACATAATAATCACATCTTTATTTTTGATATATTTGAAAAAATCTTTATTTATATTAGACCCTAGTCCTATATAAATAGGTCCCGCCTCTTCATATTTATATTCATCAAAGCTGTCAGAAGGGAGAAATATGGAAATTATAATCTTCTGAGTTGTTACATGCTCCAAAAATAATCCACTCTTATCGATCGTAAAACACGCAGTTGTCATATTTTGAAATAAAACTTCAAACATAGCCTTAAATTTGCCTCCATATTTAGTTATAGCTTTAAACATTTTTCCGAAAAAAACAAATGCATAACCCATTTTCCGATGTTTTAATTTTCTAGATTCATAGGGCATATACGCCCCATCAAGCGTTAGCACGACCGAAACGTACTCTTGGACAACTGACTTCGAAACATCGTACCTACGATATACAGAGTAATTTATAACCACCAACGGTTATAAATTAGTTAATTTTTTGTATTGAAAAGCTGCAACATAGTAACTTATTAAAGATAAGGTCTGATCCATTTGATTCATTTAGAATGTAAAATTTATCATTGCTTGAAACACTAAGTGAAATTTCGAATCCTACTCCAGCTGCATTTGCTGTGATGTTTGTCGATACCAAGTAAGACATACTTGAATCAACAGGGACATTATTTTTATACAAACGTATGTTGGAGCTTACTAATCCAATTAGCCCACTACAATTAAATACACCTCTAAATATATAAATACCAGAATTATTAATTGTTAAAATTCCTGTACTAGTATCATATGAAAACGTAGATGGTTCAGTATTTGTTTGAATCACATTAAATATAACATTGGACCCAGATAGCGATGTCATATCAGTAGTACCAATCACAACTTGTATATAAGGTATAACAGTTGAAACCGGTCCCGTCGGTCCCGTTTCACCGGTGTAGCCTGTCGGTCCCGTTTCACCGGTGTAGCCTGTCGGTCCCGTTTCACCGGTGTAGCCTGTCGGTCCTGTATCGCCTGTCGATCCTGTGTAGCCTGTCGGTCCTGTATCGCCTGTGTAGCCTGTCGGTCCCGTTTCACCGGTGTAGCCTGTCGGTCCTGTATCGCCTGTCGATCCTGTGTAGCCTGTCGGTCCTGTATCGCCTGTGTAGCCTGTCGGTCCTGTTTCACCGGTGTAGCCTGTCGATCCTGTGTCGCCTGTGTAGCCTGTCGGTCCTGTTTCACCGGTGTAGCCTGTCGGTCCTGTATCGCCTGTCGGTCCTGTATCGCCTGTCGATCCTGTGTAGCCTGTCGGTCCTGTATAGCCTGTCGGTCCTGTTTCGCCTGTCGGTCCTGTATCGCCTGTCGGTCCTGTATCGCCTGTCGATCCTGTGTAGCCTGTCGATCCTGTGTAGCCTGTCGGTCCTGTTTCACCGGTGTAGCCTGTCGATCCTGTGTAGCCTGTTGGTCCTGTTTCACCGGTGTAGCCTGTCGGTCCTGTATCGCCTGTGTAGCCTGTCGGTCCTGTATCGCCTGTCGGTCCTGTTTCACCTATATTTTGATTTTGATACATCCAAATATTAGAAGTGGCGTCATATACTAAAATTTGCTGATTTAAAGGAGAACCACTTGTTATAGGAACACCTGAAATCAACAATGCATCAACAATGTAATTTTTATTTATAGCAAAATTACTATTCATTTTTAGTTAACATTTAATTATTTTATCGTGCTAGATAACTTACTTTATTCATAGTAGAAATTGGAAATGCACGACGTTGCCATAATTCAGCATTTCGTTTTCTCATTAATCGTTCTTGCATTTCTGTTCTAAATAAAATTGTTGAATCTGTAAATGCATTATTAGCCAAAGACTTAAAATTATCAGTCGGCATCTCATTTCCATACGAATCAGCCCATGGAAATGAATCTACTTTACTTCTAACAATATAACTGGGCATCGTGATAGAATTAATATCATCATAAAAAAACTGAGGCCTGTCCATTTTATCAACATACGATCTGTATCCAGTTCCATACCCCGTAAATCTCGGATCATATACATTAAATATATTTTGAGAAACTGGACGTTTTTCAATAATATCGGATAATCCACTGGCATTCGGGTATTGAGTATACTTAATGTCATCTGATGTTTGTTGAATACTAGTGGGAAGAAACTCCTGAAGATACGAAATACCGATATTACTTTGAATTGGCTCACCGACATACGATTTCTGGAATACACCTGGTTGTAATGTTTGAGTTAAAAGATTATCACGAGCAGCAGATTCAGGCTCGGTCGATATAATCGGTCTCGTTTCATTGGGCACCTTCGGACGAACCGAAGGCGAAGGCGAAGGCGAAGGCGAAGGCGAAGGCGAAGGCGAAGGCGAAGGCGAAGGCGAAGGCGAAGGCGAAGGCGAAGGCGAAGGCGAAGGCGAAGGCGAAGGCGAAGGCGAAGGCGAAGGCGATGAATTGCGTGTGGCATCGTTGGCAGCGGCGTGCGTAGTGGTGTAATACGCCTTTGGCGTATCCCAACACGGCTTTGGTGTAGCCAATCTAACGGGCACATTGGCAAATACCGGAGAATACGCCAAAGGCGGTACTGGCTGGTACGATGAAGGCGTATCCCAACTTTCGTAACCAGATCTATATGAATCAAAAGTTGTATGTGCGTTAATTGATGGGTTAACTACAAAATCGTTTAATTTCCATTCTGAATCGTACAATGGCATGGCAACGAGAGGAGGTATTTTGGTTTTTGGATTCGCATCGCCAACTAGTGTTCCATTTAGTGAATATTCATATGGAACATCATCGTTGCAAAATCTCAAATAATTCATTCCAAATTCACTTTGCGGATTATTTGGAAGATACTCTTTCATAAAAATTTCAAGAGGTGTGTTTAGTTCCTCAAACGATTCTATTGTTGTCGTTGAATGTATTGTTATGGTCATTACTGCAATTATCAATAATGTATTGAGTGCTAGTATAGGTTTATACACAGCAATAATTGTACATGCTACAATCGAAAGACGCATAATAGTATTTAGTTTATCATTTACTGAATCGGTTGTTTTGGGAATAAGATCGGTTGATTTAAATAATAGTGTAATATCATACAACCAAAAAGTATTATTTTTTGTCATTTTTATTACACAAAACTAAAAAAAGAAGGGATAATCATTACACTCTTCGAATGACTCTTTCTTTTTATACATCAATGTTCCTCCAATGCCTACGAATATACACACCACACCAGTATAAAGCATCCAATTTTTCTTAATAACCGTCTTAAAACCACTTGTATTTGAAATAGGTGGTATCTTCGGAAACAATCCAGGTCCTTTCAACTTTTTTTCAAGTATCCATCCATCGTCATTTCTAAAACGATACACTTCAAAAGATGCTAGATTTGATATATTAACATATACATCATCTTTCAACGGATTTTTAATAACAGAAACAATCAAAGGATTATAAGTGCCCCATTCTAATTTATTGAAACGAATCTTACTTTCAATGTATCCCATTGGTTGCCACCCGCTTGGCCATTTATTTGTTCTTTGATACCATTGACTTGTTTTAGTATTCAAGTATATATCCCCCTCTACTGCCGCTGACGGTTCACTAGTAATAGGGTCTGTAGGTCCCGAATATGCATTTGGTGTATATAACAATCTAGTGTTATCCATCTTCACATTTGCTTCACATTTTGAAGGGACATCTTCGTAAAATCGTGTAACAGGGGGGTCCAAAAGCGTGTAATTGCCAGTTTGTGTCAACTTCATTCCTTCCCAATCAAAAGCTTTGCACTTACTCGTTTTGTCGCATTCATTAGATGCAGATATGGCATCTAAGAACGTCTGTTGCTGTGTCATTGTTTCGTATGTACATATAGGAGTGTTGCTTATCATAGAAGAAAATCCGGTTAATTTCATTTCTTCTTTCGTCCAAGTATAATATGTTACTATTAATGAGATGCCTATTATTATAATAACAGGGAATATAAATTTTAGAACAGCTATGCCTCCAATTAATCCAGCGATGACTGGAATCCCTAAGAGAGCTGCGATAATTGTCCATGGAGAAATCCCAGCACTTTCAGCACTGGATGTTTGAGATATCTTGGTTGATAAATCTTGTAAATTGGCATTTTCAGACACGGCAGCTTCAGCACAATTTTGTAATATGTCATATAGTTGTTCATACACATTATTTGTTATACGAACCCCACCGCGCACCCTTTCAATCGTAATGGCTTGTTGTTGACTGGCAAACGCGCTACAAGTTTGAGATATTGTGCTCAGAATTGTTGAAGTTGAATTGACGAGAATATTTAGTATATCTTGAGAATTTGAATATTGAGCTAAATTGAGACCGGACGTTATGCTTTTTGCCTCTTGAGCAAGTTCTGCGAGCATTTTTTGCTGATTTTCCTCTTTGCTCAGAGCGTCCAAAAGTGCCTGCATGTTGACATTTGCTCTTTGACGAAAACGATTGCCTTCGATTATGACGTCTCCATCAGCTGTTCCTATGCTGATAATTTGGCTTTGATCATAACCTATATGAGTATTCTGAATAATATTGGATGACACTTTAGCAATTGCTTTAGTGACTGCATTAGAAATATTTTTTGAAACGGATGCTCCCATTTTTTACGTGAATATAAATTTTTGCGTGTGTGATGAAAGCAGAGAATGAATGAAGCCTTCAAATGAAGACAACAATATAATTTTCAATAAATCATGGAACCCGATGACATGAAAATGGCCATTATGCAGCTCAAGACAAAGAATGGTTACATCATCAGACAATACTACATTGATCTTGAAAAATTGATGAAAATGTATGTGGAATACACGTTGTATTTTAATGAAAGAGAATCTCGACGCGACAAATCTGCAGCAAATGATGGAGCAAATTAAAATTGACAGAGACGAAAATAAAGAAATGATGCAGAGACAGGAAACTTACATTCGATCTCTTGGTATTTCTTTGGAAGACATAAAAGATCAAAACAATGAAATTAAAGAAATAAAACGTCGATTAAGCATTATTGAAAAAACAATATTTTTCTCAAGATTTATTGAAAATTA